ACAGGAAATCATTGCTATCAAACATCAAAGAGGAATGCTAGCTAGGTGGTCACATTGAAAATTTTTGGTAATCCAAGAATTAAGATTCCACCAATCTTGGAAACCGATATCAACGATAAAATAATCATTGCATATAAGGTCACACCAGAAGGAAATAGGTTCCTTAATTATATGATAAAAAACAAAAATGGCACATTATCATTTCGAGGGTCTTCCAAAAATAGTTATAATGATGATAAATGGTCTAATGCCGTTACTTGGACAGATTCTTATAATAACGGTCATACAATAATGGATCTTCTAATAAAAGAATATGATAAGATGCGGGATATTGATTGGTCTACGACTCATTACGTTTTAGAAAATCGAGCAGATCTTAACGACATATTGCAAGCGTATGATGTTAGTGGTGAATTAAGAACCGAACTAGAAAAATTGGGAGCGAAAATATTTTCCCCTAAACCCTAATTTTCCAGCATTTAGTTTATATACTAGAGTCCGAAATCGCGGGGAAATCGATGTAAAAACCCACGATCTTTTTTCTATAATATCAAAACTACTACCTAAATTAAAACTGATTTTAAGCGCTTAAAACGTTAATATTGTAAATAAATTATTAAAAAATATTTATAATAATTGTTACCAAAAGTTATAAATAAAGACAAAACTAAAAGTTTGCTATGAAAGATGCAATCAAATTGATTTTAGAAGACACGGACAGAATACCCACGAACTTTCATGAATTAAAGATCATACTAGAACAATCAGAAAACCCAAAAGAAAAAATGCATATTGATGACATTTATAAATTCAAGAATTCGATGTTAAAAATTCCTAACATTTCGGAGGACATAACCAAACAAATTGTGTTAATCCATACGATAACAAATTGTTCAAAATTCGTAGGTATTGTGGTGAAGGTTCGTGAAAACAAATACGCAATAAGAGGGACACAAATCATAAATTCTCGTTATGATCCAGACATGACAACATGGGTAACTACTGGACATTCAATACTAGAAACAATATCGAAATTTCGAATTGCCATGGGCGATAATTATGTAATGTTTTATGTAATAAGAAATAAGGAAGAAATGTTATGTGTCTTGAATGAATTGTTGCGATAACCAAAACTTATGAATACCAAAGCAAACAATAAACCACATATGCAAGTCATAACTAATCCAAACAAAACGATACCTAACATAAATGAAGATGATGATAGTAGAACGGTTATTTGTGTTGTTTATGTATATAAAAATTTATATTGTAAAACAATGGTGAATACAAAAAGAGGAGGTTTTGCCTGGATATATGGAACCAGTTTTTTAGATAATGATTATACAGGACATGACTTATGTATTGAATCAAAATCAAAAATCGGCCTCATGAAATCCAGATATGAATTATATAACTCATGTATTACATCTATATGCGGTCCTTGTAAGTTTTTTGTATGTGACACAAATAAAGCAAAAAAAATAGTGAAATTTATATACTATGGACGTGATACACATTACGGTAAAATTACAACGTATGCATTATTATTTGTATGGTTTGTATTAGTACTTTTTGAGTTGTTTGGTGGTGTCTAATATGCAAGTATTTAATAAATCAGACAAAGTATTTCACGTTAATGAAGACAATGATAGTAATTAGTAGGTGACATAATGATAACATTTAAGAATCCACAGGAAAAAATTTATGACCTAGAAAATCTAGATGATAAAATAGTGCTGGTCCATGTGAATACACCATATAATGAAAATTATTATGGAATTGTACAAAAACATTCATTCAATGATTATAAAATAAAAGGCGGCACAATAGGTAAAGGCAACGATGATATACACATATGGGGACTTACTGGAAAAACAGTTCTAGATATTCTTACAAGGTGTTATATAGTGTTTGCAGGAAGCGAATATAAATATACTTTCTATATTATAGAAGAAATGTCAGAACTTGGAGAAGTACTAAAAGTATAAAAAAATCATTACGACTGGTGTTAGCCTGTCCAGCCGCCTCCAGTTCTTATAACTCTTTTTGGAATCCTTGTTGGAATAGAAACATTATTAGTAAACGTTGATAGGTAAAACAAAGCCTGTGTCATGCTATCAACCTGGTCGTCGTTTTTTCCAACCGGGAACGATGCAACTTCTTCCAAAAAATCATGTATCCAATCGGCGTTTTGTGGCATAGGTAACCATACGTTACCGGCTTCCACGTATGGTGTAATTGCGCGAGCCCTAACTACCTTTCCGCCTTGTGGTTCAACGGGAATAAGACCGGGTACAGACCGTTTTAACATTGTTATTATTGCAGGACCATTTGCTTTATCTTCTATTAGTTTTGCGGAAGATGTCGGCCATTTCGTTGAAAGCGTTGTAATACTTTGCATAGTGGCAATGACGTCCATTTGGGCACGAACCTGATCAAGTAAATAGAAGTCGGATTTTTTTCTTCCCCATACTTGACCGACGACATAATCAGTGTCTTCCGCATCTTTGAAAGTGCAATCCCATGATTGTATTATGATATCCATATGGGATTCGAGGTCTTTTGGTTTTTGGATATAGAATTGGTTTTTGTGGGTTGGATCGATGTCACCAGGTATTCCCCACCAGCCCCTATTAAATATGGCACCACCTGATGGGCTTGGATGCTGTTGGTAAAGTGACGCCCAAGTATAAGAACCTGCGCTAATTTTAGTAGCTTCCAATTCCTCAGCATTTCCGAAACGTTCGGGCCATAACGCTTCGCCGACTTGCCGTGGATCTTGTGGTTCTAGTGGATATTCAGCGATCATTGGGAATTTTAATACTGTCCATTGTTCCGCTTTCGGATTAGATGCTGCTAATGCAAGCAAGCGACCAGATAAGTCATCTTCGTGCCACCTAGTTTGCGTGATCAATATACGGGCATCCATATTAAGTCGTCTAGTATAAAAGTCGTCTTTGTACCAATTATAGATACCGTTGCGAATGGTTTCTGATTCAGCGTCTTTCCTGCCACGAATTGGGTCATCAATAATACCATAAAAGAATCTTTTACCAGTGATAGATCCACCAACACCAGCGCACTTATAATAACCTACATGGTTTACAATTTCAAAATTTTCAGTATTTCGTTGGTATGATCCGGATGTTGATATTGTTTTTACGTTTTTGCCGGATAGCAAAGTTTCTGGGAAAAGTTCGCGATATAAGTCATCGTCTATAATTCGCTGGACGTCTCTATTCATGTCGGATGCGAGTGAAGCAGAATAACTTGTGGCCATTATACCGATGTCGGGATTCTTGCCGAAGATCCAGGCGGGCAATCTTCTGGAAACCAATTCAGACTTTCCGCTGCCGGGTGGAAGAAATATCATAAGTCGTTTTATGTCACCAAATGCCCAGCGTTCCAAGTAATCACATATGATCTTGTGGTGCCAATTAACAGAATAATCTGGTTTTGTGTATAAGGTAAAGTCCAGTAAGTGTCTTCTTGCTTTTGCTTTTTGTATTGCAATGTCTCCTCTTTCTCCAAGTAACCAGGGAGCAATGTCACCACTAGGGGTTAAAATCGGCGACTTCAATACAGGAAGTGGATTTTCAAGTTTTGTTTTTTTCATGGTAGCGCAACCAAAAACTATTAATACTTGTAAGCGTAATGTTAACTTGGTGATGGATGTTGAAAACGATAAAGCCTGATGTGAATGGCGTATTCCCAATAATTAATGATGACCTTGATAGTAAGATTATTGTAGTGGTTGATGAATATAACGATGAAAGATTACCGGTATCATATTTTCTGCTGGAGAACCAAAGCAAAGTACTTTATCATATACCGTCTATGAATGTTGTAAATACTCACGTGAACTTGTGTCAAACGGAATTGAGAGATTATCAAAATTTGTTTAGGATACTTGGTTCGAAATATAAACCATTATTGGCAATTACCCATTTCATTGTATTTGATAATATATATGAATACATGGAATGGAAAGCAAGAACCATTCCCGTGCAGAGGTAATCATGGACACCTATAAACTAGATAGTAATGGTATATTAAAGATTATTAATTTTGATAAATATGAATATATAGTAATAGTTTCTCGTATTGTTATATTCAATGTATATAAATTAACATTTTATCATAGAATAAATAAAAATGGTAATATAATTAATTTACATAGTGGAGATGGTTTCAATATAGGATATGACTATGATTTACAGCATTTGGTAAGTAGTTTTATGAATGCTAATTCAGAGTGTCTTTTATTTAAAAATTCCACAGAATTCCTTGGATGGATCAAAGAACAACCAGGATTAAAAAATGGTGTATTCTACAGAAAAAATATTATGTCGGTTGACTAGTTTCTAGAATGTTCTCCCAGTCAAACTTTATTACATTAAGGTATATTTTTCCGAGACCATTTTTTTCACAATCAACACATACCTGGAAGTCTTTTAGGTGTTCCATAAGTTTCTTTCCGGAAAGATGCTTTTCCACAGAAACGATTGTTTCTTTGTGGCAGGCAGGGCATTTTAAAAAAATTTTCATGGCAAGGCTTCCTAAATAATTTTCCCGGATTCTAGGTCAGATAGAATCTTTTTATTGTGATCGGCAACGTTGCTTTCAGTTGTGATGTCACAGCCGCCTTCACAAGTGCATGTTTTTTTATTTTTTCTTTCCAACAACTTCATAGAAATCAATGATGTTATAAAACATATGTTGGTATCAAGTTCTATGATGGCATGTGATAAGTTAGATTTTTTTTCTATTAATTCGTCGAGGGCGGTGGCAAGTTCCTCGGCAGTCATGTCTAGTTCTGGTATGTTTTCTTTGAACATGGTTTACACCGAAAAAACAACATTAAAATGACGGCCCGGAATTCTGTGAATGGAAGTGTCGCTCCCGCGTCCGGTCTTCAAAGTATAGGTTCCAGGAGAAAGTCTGCCTTGCCAGAAGAACGGCCTGTTTCCGTGGATGGGTTCCATGTCGATTATTTGGCCTTTTTCATTGAGAAGGGTCCAATTCTTTTCGCGGCCAACCGCTACTCTAGCATAGCAAGAATCGCTTATGCCGCCATACTCTTTTGAAATAGTGTATATGTTATTTAAAACGCTTATCGAAAAGTCTTCAAACTTAAATAGAAGCTTTGGTTCTGTGTCTGGACCACTAATGTCGGGACTAGATGGTTTTGGAGTATTTTCTTTCTGTTCGGTTTCTTGTTCAGTTTCCTTTGTTTTATCATGTTTTGTCATTGTTATTTTCCCCGCTGTAATTTTGATAGTTCTTTGGCTATTTTGTTTTTCTGCTTTTCCATGTGGGTTCTTTCGTTTGGCGGAAGATCATTAATGAGTTCTTCCAATTGGGTAATTTCGTCTAAAATATAATTATATGGTGTTTTTCTTACCACGTTCTCCATCCTCGGTCTTTAGTTTTAATGAGATGTTCTAAATGTTTTTTAAAATAGATTTTTTCGCGATATCGAAAGTCCTGGTTGGATTGTCTTCGAACTTCCGGACTATCATGGTTATACCAAAAAGGGTTATACTTACGGTATTTAGAAAATTTTGGGAATTTATGATTGGTGTTATATATTCTATATGTTTTGGACATAGAAATCACTAAAAAGTATTGCGTTTATTTGTAGTTTTTGGTAGCAAGTTCCTTTTTTATGCAGCTCGGGCACATAGCAGGTCCTCGCTCCGGAATCTTAACTTTACATTTAGTACATTTTTTCATGTCAGGTCTTCCAAGTTCAGTGCTTTATGTAGTCTTCCATCGTCTATTCTTGCGATACCAATGACTTTCACTGCAAACCATATAAGTTGCATGCTTAGTATTGGGTGTTTTATAACAAATAAAATATTATTTACATTATATATAGATCTATTTGATTTAGTTGCTTGCCAGTAAAATGTTTCTAAAAGTTCATTATTGAGTTCCATGTTATGCTTCCGTTTCATTATTAAATTGAATGTTCGGGATTTGAACCCGATCCGGAAGGAGGTTGTAGACAGTGGGTGTCAAACCACGACGTCATTTATTCCTTCGTTGTGTTTCTGACTAGGAAACTCAACCGCATCCCCAGCACGTTCTCACCGTGCAGACATTCAATGGGCCTCAGCCCAATCCGTGCTATCGGATTCGAACCGATGTAAAACATGGTCTACAGCCATGCGCGTAAACCTCTCTGCCAAGCACGGTTATATATGGACTTATTCTCATACCCTTTTATTTCGTCCTTCCCTGCTGAGCTTATCCGAGTTTTTCAAGGGTACAGGGAATTTATGTGGTCCGGGCAGGCCCACGTGGGTTTGAATCCCACTTGTTGTGTTATAGAATTCGCGGCTGTCATCCGCGTTACAGGAAGGAAAGTAAGGACACATTAAGTCAAATGAGGAGGCATTTGCTTAAACCCAAACAAGTTATGAGTTCGGTTTTGTTGTATCCTTACTTTGCCAATATATACTAGTAAGTACTAGTATATAAATGTTACGGTTTTGGTTTTTTCTACTAGAAAATCCCGTAATTCTATTAGATTGTTTATTAAGAAGAATCGACAATAGCGACTTATTGAACCATTTTGAATTTTATTTATATATTCGATCAAGTCCGCGGCCGTTATGTTATCTACCATGTTATAACACATTTGATTGCTAACATAACTACTTGCATCAAAAGATGTTTCATTTAGTACGAATTTATTGTCGTATTTTACCACCATTCCTAGCCAATGGCAAACGTTTTTACTGCACACAAAACCGTGTTCGACGTTACCAATTTCCACCATAATAATGCTTCTTGGAGATTCTGATAATTTGTTAAAAATTGATATCTTGCTTTCGTTTTCGTCAATAACGATTTCATGGAAATGTGTCATAATACTAAATAGCTATTGATGGTATTAATAGTTTTTGGTGGAAAAAAATAAAGTATTTGAATTTTGTTTTTATTTAAGTGGTCTCGGTACTGATGTCTTATATACAGTTTTTATTGGTCGTGGTTCACAAGATGGTTTTCTGAATGCTATCCGTAAGTATATTGTAGTATCACATTCATTGTAGTCAAGGGGTTCTGTTTCAGTAAATTTCTGGTTACTGTGGTCAGATAGTCCGATACCGCCGCCAGTTAAGTCATTGCATGATCTTGTGGCGTGTGATTTTGCACAACACGAAGTTGAACCATTAAAGAAATGATGACCACCATCAGTAGTTGTATTATAGTATAGCGGGATTGCAGCGGATGTAGTATCATAACGGGTTATTGGATATGTTTCTATGGCATCTATCCAGGTTCTTGGGTAATGATTACCGGTGCCAATATATGGATCAATTACTTCATAATGACATTTCTTGGTTCCAGGTTTCCAGACAACTTTTATCAGGCCATTATCGGGATCATTGGAATCAATTTCGGCTTGGTTGGCTTCAGGAGTTCCGTTGCGATATGCCGTGAATTTTCCGAAGTCGTTTATGGGGTGTTCGAGTAAAACTGTCTGACCATATGGTATTCTATAAGTTCCAATGTATTTTCCAGATAAATATATTTCACAATCTGCGGCTTTTCCGATACCGTTGTCTTTGTGACCATTATGTAATCTTATTCTGAAGTGTTGGTTATGATTAAGTATTACATATCCTTGGCTTGTTTCTTCTATACTTTCGGGTATTTCAACCGAAAATCCGTTTAATTGCATATTGTTTTAATCTCCTTATTCAACTCATTATATTAGAGTCGGATTAATAAAACTAATATTTAAATGTATTTCATCGTTTTCTAGCCAAAAACTAATCAATAGATTAAACCAATACCATCTATTAAAATTGGTTTTTGGATGACATGTTCTGCACAATGGAATAAATGGCCAACTTTTGCCGTTACAAATACTATTTTTGTTATAATCTATATGATGAACACATAATCGTTCACTATTATCTTTTTCTGATTTACCACAAAAGAAACACGTTCTATTATATCGTTCTCTTATTATTTCTTTAAAAGATTCACTAAATTTATGACAATACTTTTTTTCTAAATTGCCTTGCCATAATACGTGATTTGATCCAGAATTTTTTAATCTATATATCGGATCTTTCCATACTTCTGTGATTTTAATAGAGATTTTTTCCTTTGTTTCTTGACTAACTTCTTTTCCCATTTTTGATTTTGATAATTTAGCTTTTGAATCGTCTGACAGTTTATGACCTGTTAAATTTGCTATTAAGTTCAAGTGACGATCAATATCTTCATCCCAACTTTTTTGCATTCCTTCTAAACGTTTTATTCTAATTTTTGGATCTTTCCAACTCTGTTTTGTATTATCTGACTGCAATTTTCTTGTTTCTGGGGAGGCAATATATCCACGTTCTTTTCTAGTTCTACGTTCTTGTACTTGCTTTGCTCTATATATTGGATCTTTCCATAATTTTTTTGTTTTTTCAGAAAGCAATTCTTTTGTTTCATCTGTATGGAGATGACCATACCGATTTTCCTTCTTTTTCATATATATCTACTCGTATCATTTTTTGTTTCCTCCATTCGAAAGCATTTTCAATGCAATCGGAGTAAGGTCCATATAGGACCACAAATACGTCACCTCCTAACAATGTATTAAAAAATATATATTAGTCAGATTTCAATTAGATTCGATCCTGCTTGAATATCTGACTTTTTTCCGGAACACTCGCTATTGGATACTTTTATTGTGCTTGATACTGGATTGAACGGATCCACTGTAACATAACAGCCGCCAGTGGTAACCAACTTACAATTCTTGACTTCTGCATAAGATTGTCCAATTGCATGAATTCCGTAATAGCCTTCAATGACACAATTATCGAAGGTTACATAGGACTTTTCAATTAGGTAGGTTGCTCCACCAGTAGAATCGTGACGGTTCTTATTGCTTTTTAGTGTGGAGTCTTTAATGGTACCAGTGCCGTCTCGTACCATAAATCCGTATGATCCAGTGGTTTTTGTACAGTCCATGTTAAGGTTTTCTATTATGAAGTCGTTCACCTGCCAGACGGTTACCTGGCTATCGGTTCGGA